ACATATATCCGGTACAGTTGCTAGTAGTTCATTATTTAGAATTGATGCACCTGGTTCTGCTAGTATATTTGAGGTAAGCGGAAGTGGTGTTGTAACAATTAACGGAGCAATACCAGTAACTAGAAATGTAACAGGATATAATGTAACAAGATTTACTAACTCAGCATCATTTGATAATATTCGTGTAGCAATATCATCTAGTGGTAATCCGGTGGCAAGTTCAGTAAGTGGAAGTGTAAATGTATTTTATAGTGCAGTATCTTCCGTAGCTGGCTCTGCTATATCAAGTAGTGTTAATACAGGCGCTATATTTACAACAGGAAGCTGGTCAGTATTAACATCAGCAACGTTAGGTAGCGGTGGAGATACAATAACATCTCATATTCAAGATCAAGATAGAGGAAGACTATATAGAGCAACATTTATACAAACAGCAGGACCTGCTAGTGGGTCTGTAGTTATAGAAAGACTAATTTAATAAATAATAAATAACATGGCAATACAAGTAACGGGATATTACAAACTCCCATCAGAATTAATTTGTGACTCACCTTTAGTAACATTAATTCCTCGTTTAGAATATAAAGGAGCAATTAACTTAGAAGTAGTTATTGGTAATCATGCAATTCTTCGATATGATGTTGATAAAAATACATTAATATACAAAGAAGAAATTACAGACCCATACTCTAAATTAATAGATGCATTAGAAACATATGTGATTAACGAATTACAAAATTCTAATGAATTTAATTTAAAGGCTACGTACGAACATATATAAGTACGTAATTATAGTATCAACTTGTGATCCTACATAATTATAATAAAGACGAATAATAATGAACGGATTAACAATAGATATTCCAATTTGGACAGGTAATTGTACATTTTCTCCCGGAGATACTCCTTTCGGGTATTTTGATTATGACTTTCAGTTTCAACTTGATGCTCCAAAAGTAGCAGATTTTTGTGCAAGACGATTAGGATATCCTATGATGGACGTAGAACTTCAATCTGGGTCTTTCTTTGCTTGTTTCGAGCAAGCTACATCAGAATTTGGAAATATTATTAACGAATATAATATCGTAGATAATTTTATTAATCTTCAAGGAAGTGCTTATAACTCTAATTCAAATTTATCTCAAAAGAATATTGCTCCAAACTTAGGACGTACACTTCAATTATCTAAAGAATATGGAAGTGAAGCTGGCGTTGGAGGAAGAATAACATGGAGAACAGGAAGTTTATCTTGTTATTCAGGGCAACAAAATTATAATATTAATACATTATTTAGAGATTTAGTCCATCCTAATGAAGATATTGAGATTAAAAGAATATTTCATGATGGGCCTCCTGCTATTGTAAGATACTTTGACCCGTTTGTAGGAACTGGTATGGGTACGCAACAAATGCTTCAATCTTTTGGTTGGGGCAGTTATTCTCCAGGAGTATCATTTTTAATGATGCCAATGTATTCTGATTTATTAAGATTACAAGCAATTGAATTTAATGATATGATAAGAAGATCTTCTTATTCATTTGAATTAATCAATAATCAATTAAAACTATTTCCTATTCCTACTTATAATTTTATACTATACTTTCAATATATAGTAGAATCAGATAGAAATGCTATAGACAATATTACTACATCGGGAGTAGTTTCTGATATGAGTAATGCTCCATTTAATAAAATACAATACGGAGATGTTAATGATGTAGGAAAGCAATGGATTTTAAAATATACGTTAGCATTAGCAACGGAAACATTAGGTAATGTTCGTAATAAATACGATTCAATTCCTATTCCAAATGCAGAAATTCGTATGAACGGAGCTGATTTAGTAACTCAAGGACGTGAAAACCAAACTACATTAGTTACTGATTTACGTGGAGCATTAGATAAAGTATCGCGTCAAGCTCAACTTGAAAAGCAACAAGCAGAGAATGATGCCGTGCAAACAACATTAAACAAGATACCATTAAAAATTTATGTGGGGTAAAATGAAACACAAAATTATACTTAAAGAAGAAACTTTAGATTTTTACGAATGTATGGCAATTGTAAAAATAAAAAAGGAAAGAACTAAATTATCAGATGCATACGATGAAATAAGAGCAATACCATATATTGTTACTGCACAGCCAAAGCATTCTGATTTTATTGAGAAACGAAGTAATGAGTTATATGATTATGCTCAATTAAAAATAAAGTTTTTATCATATAAAGAAACGCCTTTAGATTCTTTAAATGATATTAGAGAAACGGCAACAAAAGGATTAGGAGATACTGGTAAGTATAAAGTATATGGACTAATCGGTCTTATTGCAAGAGAAGATACAATACAATTAATAGAAAGAAAATAAAATGTCATTATTTGGTTCAGCTCGTGATTATTCTTTAGTAACAAAATTTAACAGAGAGCTTGTTTATAAACTAGTAGATACAGAAGTCGGATATTATAAATTCGTCTTAGATCAATCTCGTGTTAATTTATATGGAGAAGGAATTTCTAAAGTATATTATCAACCAGTAAGAACACCTATTTATATTAGCAGGGAACCAGGAGAGTCTATACAAACAGATCCTGGTATAGATACGGTTGTTACGATTGAATTTTATATTTTAAGGGATACAGCACTAACGTTAAATATTGTACCTGAAATTGGTGATATTATTAATTGGGACGATAAGTATTATGAACTTGATTATATTACAGAAAATCAATACTTTGCCGGTAAAAATCCAGATACATGGGTAAAGGGAAATAATTTTGGAGGAAGTTTATCTTTTGTATGTAACGCTCATCAAACAAGAGAATCGCAACTTCAATTATTAGATTTAAACTATGGTATCAATAATCAAGATTATGATTTACCTTTAAATATTTAACTAAATGGCTAAGCAAATTACAAAAAAACAAAATCAATACAGAGATAATATTAATCCGGATGTACGTGTAAATCAAGTTGCTAACAACGAAAATTTGCGTGCAGTTAAAATTGGACTGTATGATGTAGATGCTGCAATTAAATGGCATTTAGAGAATGTTATTCAAGTTCAAATAAACACTAATCAAGGAACTAAAAAAGTACCTGTATTATTTGCTACACCAGAAAAATGGAGCGGAGTTCAAACTCAAGGATATTTAAGAGATAATAATGATAAGATCATGGCACCTGTAATTGTTCTTAACAGAACTGGATTTGAACAGCGTCAAGATTACATGAAGAATGAAGTATTAAAGAATGAAGGAAATCAATGGATATTTGAAAGAACATATTCTTCAAAAAACAAATATACTCCTTTTGATGTTTTAACAAACACTAAACCTATTAAAGAATATTATGCAATGGATATTCCGAGATATATCCATATAACATACGATATAATTTGTTGGACAGAATTCTTAGAACAAATGAATGAGTTAGTAGAACAGATAATGTTCTTTAATGGTACTGCGTTTGGAGATACTCAAAAATTTCCAACAATGATTTCTGCACCATCATTTGAATTAAGTAATGATATGGGAAGTGATAGATTTGTAAAAGCAAAATTTCAATTTACTACTAAAGCTTATTTAATTAATGAAGATGAAAGAAATAGACCTACAATTCAAAAATTAATACCTGCTAATAAAGTAGTAGTTAGTTTTAATGAAACAACTATTCCGTTGCAAACTGTAAAACTTCAAAACACTAGCGGTTCTTCTAATTACTAAATAATTAATTAGGACTTACTACTTTAATTTATTATATTACAAGAAGTTATAACGTTATGGAAACATTAAAAATTCAACTTACAAACATCTTCGTACTAGAAGAAGAGTTAACAAAACTGCTTAATGAAAAGATTTCATTATCAACAAAATTTTGGCTATTAGAACTTAATAAACAAGTTCAAGAAATTAAACCTATTATCGAATCTTTACGAGATGAGCTTATTAAAACATACGGCACTCCTAATGCAGATGGTAATATTATTATACCATATTATATAGATACTGAAAAAGAAATCATCAATCCTAAATTTGAGCAATTCCAACAAGAATTTAGTACTTTACTTACTCAAGAAAAAGAACTTCAATATAAACCAATTCCATTTTCAGTACTAGAAAAAATAGAAACGGAAGAAGCTTATATATTTATATTACAAAACTTAATAGAAAAACAATAAAATGACAACAACAAAAAAACTAACACAAGAAGAGTTAGATGAATTAAAAAGCATTCAAAACAAGTATTTAGAATTAACAGCTCAACTAGGTCAAATACACTTAGAGAAGATTAATTTAACATTAGCATTATCTGGTATGGATGATGAGCTTTCTAAATTACAAGGCGTGTTTTTAGAATTAAAAGAGCAAGAATCTAAAGTTCAGGAAGCATTTACTAAAAAATATGGTCTAGGTACTGTAAATTTAGAGTCAGGTGAATTTATTTCGGAGGTTTGATCTTAAGATACTATAATTATATTTGTAGAAAGATTCTCTCTACACAAACCAACAAAATTTATAAACTTTAACAAATAATGGCAACAGAAAGAATTATTAGCCCAGGCGTATTTACCAACGAGAACGACCTATCGTTTCTTCCCGCTGGTATAGCTCAGATAGGAGCAGCCTTCGTAGGACCTACGTTAAAAGGGCCAGCTTTAGTACCAATGCAGGTAACAAGCTTTCAAGACTATCAAGTAATGTTCGGAGGCGAAGATTCAACTCAAACTTACATACCTTATGCAATCAAAAATTATCTTAAGAATGCTAGTTCTGCTATGGTAGTTCGTATTTTAGGTAATGGCGGTTGGACATTTACAACAGACACAAATAAATTAGCTGCTGTGGCAGTTGCTTCAACGGGGTCAACAATTACATATCAAATTGTTTCGGGATTACATCCAGCAAAAAACAATAACAGTACTAATTTTGACTTAAGAGCATCGACATCTATTAGCGGTAATATTTCTAATAACTTTACATTAGTAGCATCAGGAAGTAATTTAACTGCTAAAACTTATACCGTATCTATCAATCGTCAAAACACTACCTTTATTAGTAAAGTAATTGGGAGCACTCCAGATTCTACTAAAATAAGTAATACAAGTTATAATAATGGAATTTATTCATATGTGACGTTTGAAGATTTTAGTACTAATATAGCAAATGGATATGGCGTATCTGTAAGTAGTGGTTCAAGTACCTTTACTTTATTAGGAACTGCTACTAATAACTATACTACCGCATTTTCAGTAACTAGTTCTATTGGTTCTGGTAATAGTTTTTTAACAGCATCAAGCGGATGGTCATCTACTCCAACTGCTACTCAAAATTGGGTATTAGGTTCTGAAATATTTATAGCTACGTTAACGACAGCATCTATAAAAGCAGCAATGCCAATAGAGTCGTTTAACTTTATAACAGGTTCTCCTCAATATTTAAATATTGGATTAGAAACAACATCCAATCCAATTATATTAAATGAATCATATTATGATTATATTCCGACATTAACTACTTATAATCCTAGTTCAGGTACATTTACTATGTATTTAAATAGTGATGCAATATGGTTTGCTTATCCTAATACTACATTTAACATTAATACAACTAGCTATCCTTTTTTAGGAACAATAACTCCTACAAAAGTAGTATATCCTGTAGTTTCTGGAAGTAGTACACCTGCATCATTTATACCAACAGTAACAGTTTTAACGTCATCATATAATGTAACATTCCCTGATTATAATCATGCTTCTACACCATGGATTACATCAGGTCTTAATGGTTTTAGTGTTAAAACAACTCAAAATTTATTTAAAGTTCATCATTTAAGTGACGGTAATGATACTAATACAGATGTTAAAATTAGCATTACTAACTTAAGAGAATTTAGCTCTGGTAGTTATTCTACATTTGATTTATTAGTTAGAAGCTATAGCGATACTGATAACAGACCTAGTATATTAGAACAATACAGAGGCGTTAATTTAGACCCAGATAGTCCTCAATATATTGCTCGTGTAATTGGAGATAAGTATAAAGAATTTGTTACTTCAACAAATAAAGTTGTCGAGTATGGTAATTACAATAACGTTTCTAAATACGTAAGAATAGAAATGGATCCTGCAGTAGATTCAAAAGCTGTAAGCGAAACTTTATCTCCTAGAGGATTTAGAAAACTAAAACAAACGTTTATTGGATTTACAAATGCTAATATGCCTCCTGCATCTTATACAGTATCTCAAAATGATTCTGATCAATCATATGTATCTAATAGATTCTTAGGATGGGATTTTGGAGCAGTAGATAATGTTAATTATTTAAAAGCAATTCCTACATCAGCATCAATTGAAGTATCAGCAATTAATTCAGATTTTGTTGTTGATAATTTAGTAATGCCAATTAATTCAGGATTTACATATACAGGTGATTTAAAAGCAAGAGTTGATATCACTGGTGTTACTGGCCCAACTGCTAATAACGTTCAGTTTACAGTTCCAATGCAAGGTGGTTCAGATGGTATGAGTCCTGCTAGAGTTAAATTATCTAGTGGTGATATTACTGCTACAAATTCATTCGGATATGACTTATCAACCGCAACATCAAACGGAAGTATTAAATATACAGATGCATTTGATATGCTTTCAAATCAAGACGAATATGATATTAATATGTTATTAGCTCCAGGTGTTATTAGAAGATTACATCCATATGTAGCAAATTATATGATATCAACAGCAGAAGGACGTCAAGATACATTTGTAATCGTTGATAATACAGCTAAAGGAGATAGTATTGCAACAGCAGCAAATCAAACAGCTAATATGGATAGTAATTATGCTGCAACATATTATCCTTGGATGCAAGTATTAGATGCTTCTGTTAATAAGCCTATTTGGGTTCCGCCAAGCGTATTAATGCCAGGAGTATTAGCTTATAATGATTCAGTAGCAGCAGAGTGGTATGCACCTGCAGGTTTAAATAGAGGTGGTATTACAGATGCTATTAATATTGAAACAAAATTAAATCATTCAGAGCGTGATACATTATATGAAAATCAAGTAAATCCAATTGCTTCTTTCCCTAGTCAAGGAATTTGTGCATGGGGTCAAAAAACCTTACAACAAAAACCTAGTGCATTAGATAGAATCAACGTAAGAAGATTATTAATAACTGTTAAGAAATATATCGCATCTACTTCTAGATACTTAGTATTTGAACAAAATACCGCAGCAACAAGAAATAGATTCTTAAGCATCGTTAATCCTTACTTAGAATCAATCCAACAAAGACAAGGATTATATGCATTTAAAGTTGTAATGGATGACACTAATAATACTCCTGCCGTAATTGACAGAAATTTATTAGTAGGTGATATTTACTTACAACCGGCAAAAACTGCGGAGTTTATAGTAATTAACTTTAATCTAACCCCAACCGGTGCTGAATTTCCTGCTTAATTTATAACATAAATTCTAACTTAACAAGAGCAGCTCTATATCTAAAAAATATAGGGCTGTTTTTTTGTACATACGATATTTATTATAAAAATCAATGGCAAAGAAACCAGATAAAAAATCTTCAACTAATATTAAAGCGTTTCATAAAAAAGCTAAGAAAAAGCGCTCGGGTATTGTTTCTAAAAAAAGAACGAGCAATAATAAAAAATCAAAATATTATAAAAAACCATATAGAGGTCAAGGAAGATGAAAAAACTGTTACTTGAATCATTAATAAGAGAATGCTTAGAAGAAATGGAATCTGAGCAAACAATGTGCAATTCATGTGCCATTAAATTTCTTCAAGAGCTTAAAGCCAATCCAATAATTGGAGAAGCTGAATATCAAGGAAGAAAGGTATCATTAGGAAAGCCATTTTTAACTCCAGGCGGCCCTAAAAAGCGTAGTGTATATGTTAAGAACGATAAAGGTAATGTTGTTAAAGTAAACTTTGGCGATCCTAACATGAGAATAAAGAAAAACATTCCTGCGAGAAGAAAATCATTCAGAGCACGTCATAAATGTGATACTCCCGGGCCTCGTTGGAAAGCACGCTACTGGAGCTGCCGCGCCTGGTAATAAAAATAAACATAAAAATAATTAATATGCCATACGAAATAAAAAAATCCGGAGAAGGATATAAAGTGTTCAAAAAAGGAACATCTAAAGAATTTTCAAAAGAACCAATGTCTCATAAAAAAGCAGAGGCTCAACTAAAAGCATTATATGCA